AAGGGTTGATCCGTCAGCATCATAGCCCTGAAAGAACGCGCCAAACTTCAATTTTTGAGTTGTGATCTGTGCATCAGCAATCTTGTTTGTTAAAACTGATCCGTCAGCAAGTTGAGCAGAATCAACACCACCTGAAGCGATAGAGATACCACCTGCAGCAAGGGCAAGAGTAGATCCATCAAGATCGATCTGTAAGTTTCCACCGTTGTCTTCAACGCCGTTACCCAAGTTCAATTTATCAGCAGGGATCGATCCTGCCAATTTTACAGCAGTTACAGCACTGTCAGCAATCTGACCAGTTCCAACGCCTGAATCAGCAATCTTGATTCCACCTGATCCAAGAGCAAGAGTTGATCCATCAAGATCGATAGTCAAGTCAGATACAGCAGCAGAGCCGTTGTAACTGCTCATTGAAATACCGTTACCCGATGTCAATGCAAGAAGATTTGCACCAAGAGCAACGCCCGAAATTGTCGAGTTTGCAAGTTTTGCATTTGTTACGCCTGCATCTTTGATCCGTAAAGCGTTTGAATTGATCTCGATAGAAGAACCATCAACAGCAACAGATATATTTGCAACAGCAGCAGATCCGTTATAACTGGTCATTGTGATCGCGCCTGAAGCCGATGCACTCAACGCGTTAAGATTTGCACCAAGAGCAACGCCTGAGATTGTCGAGTTTGACAATTTAGCATTTGCGATCGATCCTGCAAGTTTTGCATTTGTAATACCTAAATCTTTAACTTGCAAAGCATCAGAAGAAATCTCAATAGAAGAATCATCGACAGCAACATCAAGACGATTTCCTGTTTTTGTCAGGGCTGCGCCTGCTTCCACTTGCCCTGCGCCTGTAAATTGAACGAAGGTAATTGCAGTTGATCCAACTGTTACAGATCCGTCATTTGTACATACAAATCCATTGTCGGCAAAAGTAGTACCCTCACGAACAAATACAGCAGATCCCGAAAACTCGTCACTTTCGTTCATGTCTGAAGTTCTAGCCCATGCACCTGCTTTACACAAATACAAGCCATTTTCTGCGCCTGATGATTGATTCTTGACAAGAACGCGCTGATCTGCAGTTACTGCGATGCCGTCAATTGTCTGAGTGCCTGAAAGGGTAATATTTGCAGTAGTAGCAACACGAACACTATCTTTCCAGTGGATTCCTTGTGCGATGCCGTCAACGTATGCTTTTGTTGCTGCTTGATTGTCAGCGCTTGGCGTGGCAACTTGTAAAACAGCACTTTGAAAGTCAAAAGTTCCAGTTGAAAGATCTAATTTGTTTACGTCAACTGCAGCATTTGCAATTTGACGACCGGTAATTTGTACAGCCATGTTTTTATATCCTCATGAGTTAATTTTTGAGCATTGTGCTCAGGTTGATTGTATACACGTTTTACACGTTTTACAGTTTGAAGATCGGAAATGCTTTGCTATGCTCTCAAGAAAACTTTTTGTTTGATCTCGTTTACTACCGAACCTATCATTTCCAATTTTTGTTCTAGTAAAGTCATTCGTTTGTCAAGATCTCCGATCTCTTTGACGACATCTTCACGCATCTTATCTTCTCGAGATTGCAGATCGATAATTACTTTGTCGTATCGGTTGCGCAAATCCAATTCTCGACTATCTGATCTCTTCTGTTGCTCTTTGTATTGCCACAGTAGAAACATAGCAAAAGCGACGTTAGATCCACCCTGCATTAAAGCGTTTAACATAGTTTCTTCAATCATTTTATAGCCCCATTAACAGAGTGTAAGAGAATCGATCAACTCCCAAATGTTCGATCTGTAGATCACATAAGGATAAAAATTGATCAAAGTCTTTAGGATCTGCGATTACTTGACAACCTGCGCTGTATTTGTTGACGCTCTCTGTCTCTCTGACTGCACTGGCTCTATGTATATTTATTCCAAAATAACCACATTCTTCATTTTGTCCGTAGTCGTGCACGTTGTCACCGTTGCGATCTCTCCATATACAAACATCATTGCCACGCTGTACAAGTGCCCTGTATTGCCCTCGGTGCTTGCCTATGATGTATGCGCCCCTGTATTGTCTATTGTGTACTAGGATCGCAGTGCCTTTCTTGTTTCTGTTCTCATCCTTGAGCCAGTATTTCCCTGCGTCTGTCGTACATAGAAAAGCGTACCACTGCCATTGTCCATCCTCTAAAAATAGAACATGTATCCAGTCGTCAAACTTGTTTGTTTCTCCGTTTGGGTTGCGCTCGCCTATTATGTTCATGTCGTAATCATTAGACTCAAATACAACGAAGCCGGCATCTTTTACGCGCTGTAAAATGCTTGGATATGCTTCTTCTGTTAGTATTCTCATGACATAACGCCCAGTGTAAGATTGACGGTGCTTTGTGAAGGATTCCAACGAACACCCAAAACCATAGCCTGTCTTTCGTTGTAGGTATCTCCTGATCCCTCTCTAAGTCCATATATATACATACTCGAAATCTTCACGATGTCGCCAGCCGTTAAAAGGCAATGCTTTTCAGTTACGGTTAATGATAATTCTTCGTATGGCTCCGAATCCCATCGACGCATGCGAGTTAGATCGGCTATTGCCTGATCCGATTGATCCGGAACATCTACGCGATAAACTAAACGTAGATCCCGCGTAATTTCGGAGGATGCGGGTAATATGGCAATCGATCTCCCAATAGCGGACACACTGGAGTTTGTGCCTGTTGACAAGTTGTATACGAGCACTATGCTTTTCGAGTATGTACTTGATTGAGATGGACTGTAAAGAGCGTGTGAATCTATGCTGACAATGTCGCGATCTGTAATGTGATCAATTACTGTTATCCAATTTGCCCGATTTGGATTCTGACACGCTCTCCAAGATAATTCGTTTTGTCGCCATACTGGCCACATACCCATTTTTAATACAGCATCTAAAAACGTATTGATACCACCTGATTGCATAATTAACAAGTCGATCTCGTTTTGCCCGCTCGCAGTTGCCCAAACATTTGAGTAATATTTATTTAAGGATTGCAGATCAAACAGGTTAGGATTCCATTCAACGCCCATCCCCCATGACTCAGGATAATCATCAAACGATCCTTGTGTTCCTGCTCCTGTACTCATTACAAGGCGCGCAAATACATAATCGGGACGCCCTCGAAGTCTTGCAATGCTTGTAACTTTGTCGTTTATGTGTAGATGTGTATGACTGGCTACACTTGGATAATTGCCAGTGCTCACAATCGTTAAGTATCCTGCCGATCCTGAAGTTGTTGTTTTACTGCTCCAAGTCCAATAATCAGTTTCTCCATGTAGATGGTCAGTTACAAAGATCATTCCATTCTGACCCGTTTGTTTTTCAAATATTGTGATGTCGTCAAGGTAAAGATTTGGATCACTTGAAAAGTTGTAATTTATTGTGACTTTTGCTGTCTTGCCTGCGTTTCTCCAAAATGTTGATTCGGACACGTTGTTTGTTAATCTTGATTGCATCATTGTAAGAAAATCAACAAACTCCAAACGCCAAACGCCACGCCCTCCAACAATGTTACGAAGTTGCCCTATACTAACGCGTTCATTTATTCCATCGCGTACCATAATCAATTCAGCAACTGCGCCCCTTCTCAGTGAAGTATTTAGCACAGGGCGAAGATCTCCATTTAATACGATGTTGAAACCCCCGAAGTTTACGCTCCATCTTTGAGGGGTGATCTGTACGCTGTCGAGAGTTACATCAGCAGAAGCGATCTTGATCGGCGTACTTAAAGAATGATAATTGCCAAATGAAAGGCTGTAATCTTTTGAAGGTGGTAAGAATTTTAGTATATAGGAGATCACTTTTGCTTTGCGATCTAGGCTGTTAATAAATTGTTGCGACCATGCCATATCAATATCCTATTGTTTTTCTAAATGTGGATTTGACGGAGAAGCAAACTCGAGACCTGTATCTCCTGATCCAAAATCTCTTAAATGGTGCGGCATACTATCAAGAGAGATCCCCGCGTCCTGTCTGCCTCCTGTTGTTGGCGAGGCAAGTGATACTCCAATAGAGATCCCCGAGTCCCCTATCCTTTCAGGATGAGCAGCATATAAAACTTCATAGTCTACAACTAGACGAATCGACAGGCTAAAAAGTCGCCCTCCCTCATTTGTAATTATGCTTTGCCCGATGTCGCTTTGTGGTCTTTTGAGCACTGGATAAAATCTGTAATGACGAAGAAAAGCAGGCTGATCGTATTGAAACTTAACAAGATCAACAGTCGTAATTGTACCACCTTGAGCAGTTACAGCGCTTGCGTCGTTCACTTTGATGATCTCTTGTATCATTGCAGGACTTGAGGTTTCAATAGTGCAATAATCGCCACTAGAAGGGCGCGGGTTTGTCCCAGTAAAGTTTGAAAAGGGATTTGCATAGAGATTAATACTTGTTGATCCGTTGCTCAATGATCCACGTATTGGAAAACAAAAAGCATTTGTGCTGTCAGAGGAAAACGATACAGAGAAGCCCCGATCAAGGTGATTCTGTAGCGCGTGAAACTGTATAGCGAGATCCTCTCCTCCAATCATCCGATCCCGTTGTATCGTTACAACTTCTTGAGTCTTGCCAACAGATCTTTGAATAGAGCCAGTCAGAGAGACAGCATCGACG